AGTCCTGTTTATTGTTTGCCTTCTTGATGAGCTCCTTTTGCAGTTCCAAGAGCCTGCTCTGAATGCCGTCCGGTGAGAGGGTGTCAGCATTTACAACGGCCTTGGCGATGTTCTGCTGTAAGGTTTTAAGGAAAAAGTCCCGCTCGGTGAGAATCTGGTTAATGGCCTTGATCGTGATCTCTTGCAGCAGGAGCTCGTTTACCGTCCTGTTGGTGCAGTTCTTTTCAGCGGAGGTGGGCTCCAAGCGACTGATGCAGCGCCAGACGATGGACTTGCAGCCGTGGTTGTTCCAGTGAACGCGCCGGTAAAGCTCGCCGCAGTCTCCGCAGAAAACCATCTGTGCAAAACAGTGATTGCAGGAGAAACTGCGCTTCTTGCCTGTCGGGCTGACGTGGACTACCCGGCGACGGACAAGCTCCGCCTGCACCTGCATGAAGAGCTCCTTCGGAATGATCGCTTCATGGTCGCCCTCGACGTAGTATTGAGGAACGGTGCCGTTGTTCTTGATCCGCTTTTTCGTCAGGAAGTCTGTGGTGTAAGTCTTTTGAAGCAGGGCGTCTCCCATGTACTTTTCATTTCGGAGAATCTTGTTGATGGTGCTGGTGTGCCATTTTGTTTTGCCAGCGCCGGTGAGGATACCGTCAGCCATAAGGCCGTCGGCGATCTTATCCATGCTGGAACCTTCGAGGTATTCACGGTAAATGCGCTTTACGATTTCTGCCTGCTCCGGATCAATGATCAGGTGCCCATCGTTATCCTTGGTGTATCCGAGGAAGCGATTGTGGTTGACCTGCACCTTGCCTTGCTGGTAGCGGTATTGAAGTCCCAGCTTGATGTTCTGGCTCATTGACTGGCTTTCCTGCTGGGCAAGGCTCGCCATGATCGTGATCAGCACCTCGCCTTTAGCGTCCAGTGTGTTGATGGCTTCTTTCTCAAAATAGACAGGTATGTTCTTGTCCTTTAGCTGCCGGATGTATTGGAGGCAGTCGAGCGTGTTTCGGGCAAATCGGCTGATGGACTTGGTGATGACCATATCGATGTTACCGGCCATGCACTCGTCGATCATTCGGTTGAATTCGTCACGCTTCTTTGTGTTGGTACCGGAAATACCGTCGTCTGCAAATATGCCCGCCAGCTCCCATTCCGGATTCTTTTGAATGTACTCGGTGTAGTGCGTGACCTGAACCTCGTAGCTTGTTTCCTGTTCTTCGGAATCTGTGCTGACGCGGCAGTAAGCTGCAACACGGAGCTTTTTCTGATCTGATTGTTTTACTGTATTTCCGACCTGCCGTCTGGCCGGAATCACCATTACATTTCTCATTAGCTTACCTCGCTTTCAATGAGGCTGTAGAGGTATTCTACCTGCAGCCTCGGATCTTCATAATGTTGCTCTGCTGCTGCCATGCGAAAGCCGGTAGGAGACGCTGCAGGTTTTGAGTTCTTTTTCCTGTTCAGCCTGCCAAGTTTTCCGGCACGTTCAAGTCGGATGGCAGCAGCTTTATCGAAGGTTTCCTGATCGATGATGGCAGGGTAAAAATCGTCTCCGAGGTAGTGCCTGTTTTCCATCAGGCGCTTTGCTGTGCCGTGGTAGGTTTCAATGCCAGCAGCGGCAGCAGCCTTGGTCAGTGCCATCCCGGAGATGTAATTCTCATAGAGCTTTCGTATTTTATTGGCTTCATCCTCTTTAATCGTGGCGCAGCCGTTTTCAATGCTGTAGCCGTAGGGTGTATGTCCCATGCATTCACATCCTTTCCCGAAGTGTCAGACCGCATTTCAATTCAAAGCACACTTCATTTCTGGAGCGTACAATGATGCGGTTCACATATTCTTTAAACAGGTCATCATCGAATTCCTGAAGCATTCCGCCTTTTTCTGCAAAGTGCAGAAGCGCTGTGGCTGCGGTGACCTTTGTTACATCTCCGGAAACAGTGTTTTTTAAGGCGTTAATCTCATCCCGGAAACTGTCCGCCTGCGAAAGCAGCTCGTTCGTTTCTTTGTTGAAAAGGATCGGGTCGATGATGCCCTGTGTCATGAGCTTTGTCAGCGTCTCGCGCTTTTCTGTGTTCTGCGCCAACAGGGTCTGTATTTCCTGAATGCGCCGAAGCGAGTCATCAGACGATGTGTTTTTCAATGCGTCCACATATGGCTTTAGGATGATCCTGTGCGCGTAGACCAGCTTGTTCATCATGGTGATGAAAGCCTGTTTCAGATCATCGTCTTTTACAAAAAGCATGTGGCATTTATCCTTATCCTTGATATGGGTATTGCAGCACCACGCAGCGTACTTGTATCTGGTGCAACTGTGTATCCGGCGCTTAAAGGTGTCGCCGCACTCGCCGCAGATGATCTTCCCGGAGAAGGTATAGCGATTCTGGTATTTATCACTTCCTTTGACGACACCTTTTTCCGTTGCCCGCTGGTGAATAAAAGCGTGAGCGGCTTCAAAGTCCTCCCGGCTGATGATTGGCTTCTCCCTCCTTGTAGGCAGCCTCGATGGCGGCTTTGACCTTGGCGACCGTCACGGTGTCGGACTTCGGGATGATGAGGCTTACGCTGTACTTCGGCGTTCCGCCGTTGATGGACTTCGGCTCCCAGACGTTCGCGTAGGACCAGCGGGTGTTCGGGCCAGTGATAACCTTCATCGGATTGTGCATAGTTGTCTTACTCATGATTTTTGACCTCCTTGAAGTCGTTTTTTGCTGTATTCATCGCCGGACGCTTGTCGGAGTCCGGGACGAGTGTTGGTTTGCCCTGCGGCTTCTCAATGAAGCCCGACAGGAGTTCATTGAACCGGTTTTTTCCGAGGAGCTTCTGCATGGCAGTAATGCCGAGCAGCTTCTTCTCATACGGGTCGAATCCGGCGTCTTCGACCGTTTTGGCGACGGCGGTTTCATTGGCGTACTTGCGGACGGACCTGCCCTCTACGAGCTTGAAGCCGTGCCACTCCTTGCCGGAAAGTGCCTGCTGGAGTGCGTACTCCTTGATGTCGGACGCCCACGAGACCAGCTCGTCCACCTGGGAAAGGATGACCTCGATCTCCGCGTCGGAGAGCTCCGGCGGCAGCCTGAACTCATGCTGCGCGAGCTTCAGGTTCTCCTCGGCCCGTTTCCTGCAGATGGTCTTCGCCTTGCAGAACCGGCACCACGGGCCGCAGGAGAATTCTCCCTTGCCGTCCCAGGCTAGCTCCGCCGTAGGCTTCAGAACCTCGTCCGCCCATGCGAGCAGGTCATTCTTGCTGATCTGCCATTCGCTGACGTTCTGCCGTCTCGGCTGGTATATCGACATGGCGACCGAATCGATGTCGTAGATGTCATCGAACAGTTCCAAGGCACCCAGCGAGTAGCATTTGAGCTGCGGATTGTCCTCCGCCGACACGGCGATGCCGGTGCCGTACTTCAGATCGATGATCCGGAGCGTGCCGTCCGCGATGATCAGCACATCGGATGTGCCGAAGCCCTGTCTCACCCAGCGGGAGTAGTCCACGCGCTGCTCGACCAGAACGACCGGATCAGAGCAGGCCTGCCTTGCGGCCTCGACCTTTTCCAGTACGTAGCTGACATAGCCGTCTGTTGCTTCCTCCATCTCCTCGTTGTAGAAGGCGAGGTCCTCGGTCGGGTCCTGTGCCGGGTAGCCGAGCGCCTTGCGGAGCTTGTATTCGGCGAGCGCGTGAGCGCAGGTGCCTTCCAGTGCGTAGTCGCTTTCCTTGTCCTCGAATTCCTCGCTAAGCCTGACCGACGGCGGGCAGTGAATCCACCGGTCGGAGCTTGATGCGGAGAGGACCGCATGCTGTCTTTCAGAATTCATTGAGTGCCTCCACATCAAAGAGCAGGGCCTCGTAGTCCTTCGGATCGACAGCCGACAGTTTGCTTGCACCGTACTTGTGGAGAAGCTCGCGTATCTGCGCCGTATAGCCTGCGCGGGACCGTTCGGCGAGAACCTTCCTCACATCCTCTAGCTTCAGCTCCTTCTTCGGCTCAGGCTCGGACTGCGTCTCTTCGGGCTGCGGAGTGGGTTCCTCGTTGGTGCCGGAGAACTGCTGGTAGAGCCAGTCGGCCGCGCTGTTAATAGCAGCGGCGGCATCGCGCAGTTCCTTGATGGTCTGATCCATTTCTGCCATTTTTGACATTCTCTTTGCCTCCTTCCAATGGTTGTCTGTCTGCGGCAAGGATCGAGAGGTTCCTTGCCAGTCTTGCGGATACATGGCTTATCGCGATAAGAACGGCGATAACCTCGGTGTCCGCGGGACTTCTGTTGCGTGTCTTGTCCATCACGTTTCCTCCAATCCGGAGCATCTGTTTTCGTGCTCCTTACACTTCCCACTGGAGGCGGGCGTGCCGTTTTGACGAAGGGAAAAGAAGAATTTCAGAAAAAGCTCCGGCCACCACGATGGGCAGCCGGAGCCGCATGATTAGAACCAGTCCGGGAACTCCTGAGACAGCTTCCCTTTGGCCTTCTTCAGGCGGGACAGGAACGTCGTGCGCTTGATACCGACGATGTCGGCGATGGCCTCGTCGGAGAGGCCTTCCTCACGAAGCTCTCCGATACGCTTGGCCTCCGGCATGAGCTCCTGCAGACGCTCGAAGAGCTGGTCCAGCTCCGCCTTCTCGGAAAGCACCTCTTCAATAAGAGGAGCGCTGTCCGGAACGTAATCGGCGAGCGTTCCATCGCCGTCCGGCAGCGGATCGTCAAGAGAGACGGTCGTGTTGTTGTGGAATTCGCAGTCGAGGCAGTTGCCGTCGCACAGCCACCATTTGCTGCGCGGGCAGAAGCACTCGCCGCGGTACTGCATTCTCTTGCGAAGAGCGGTGCGCCAGCGGTCGTACTCCCGGTACTGGTCCTCCGGGATTTCGTACCACTGCTTTGTGGTCTTGTCGTAGATGCGTTTACTCTGATTGTCATTGGTTTTCATGTGCGATACCTCCGTTCGCTTCTCCCGAACCGGCGGCCGCACAAAAAGAAGGAGCGTGACAGGCCAGACGGAACGGGAATCAACTCGTTTCGTTCGGCCAGCCACGCTCGTAGACTGGTTTCTTATTCATTTGTGACCGCTACAACCGCTCGAGCCACCTCTGTGCACCGGGGTGAACGGCTATGGCGGTGAACCTTTTAACGCCTTGCTCAGGGCGAGTGATACTTAACTGAATCAGCGAAGATCAGCCTCGATGGCGTAGAGTTCGCTGAATACGTCCGGCAGATCCGCCGGATTAAGGTCTTCGACGCATTGAGCGCCGTAACGCTGGAATACTGAATCAACAACCTCCGGCCCGATTTCCGAGCAGATGATGGAAGCCGATTCTTCAATGCTTGCGATATAATCGCTGTTACTAATGCTTGTCATACTTTGTCTCCTTGTTTTGCTGGCTCCTTTTCCAGAGAAGGAGACCTTGTTGTTTATTGCTTCGGTGGAATTTCACTGGATGGTCTGTGATCAAGAGACCTTTGACTCCGCCGGTGAAGGAGCTTCCATTCAAAGTGGTTCTTTGTCTGTTTATTAATGTTTACAAACAGACAACATCTATACGGTAGATTTCTGACTTGTTTTCTGATATAATGATGTCCTCAGAACTGAGTCAGTGAACCTTTGAACGGTTCTGCCGTTCACCACCTATAAGATAACCGGGCAAAAAACAGCACAAAATAGGCTGTTCCGGGTATCTCATGGTTCTTTGGTTCTTTTCATGGTTCTTTTTGAAGGGAGGTGTCCGGCGTGGATTTTTCAGAGTTCTGCGAGCTGACGAAGCCACAATATTTTGGCTATAACAAGCAGTCCTGGTATCTGAAGGACCTGTTCAAGGCCGCAGGGATACGCCGAGATTATTCCGATGATCATCTGAAAGCAGTATTCAACGGAACTAAACCTTTTGCCTCAAACATGAAAAGGCACTTTCCTCATCCAGTGAGCATTGACAGCATTGCTGCTTTCTTTGAGAAGCACTTGCAGCCGGAGTATGTAAAGCTGCTGGCGGATGCGTTCGGAATTCCCGCTGATGAGGAGAAGAATCTGTCATGCCTGTCCTACGCACTGGCAGCGCAGGTTGCTGCATTCATCTCGAATCGTGAGGAGACAGAATCAGAAAACATCGTGCCGGACAAATATGAGGAAGCTCGGGTGCGAAAAGAATCTGGCGTCTATCAGATAACGAGACGCCTGTATGACGGCGATGATGTATGGGTGGAGGATCGGACAAAGAAACATGCCGCGGCATTCTATGAAGACATTCACCACACATGGGTGATACACAATCAAGGAAGCGTCATCTGGCATAAACGTAAGCTGGTCTGCGCCAATCCTGAGGAGACTGGCAGGCGGACAAAGGTATTTGAAATAGAAATTAAGGAATTACAGCCGGGAAAATATACAAAAATAGCCACGGACTTCAATGCCCGTGGCCAAGAAGGACCATTCACCATCAAGTGGGATATGGTAGACGAAAACGGTAATAACTGCTTTCCCGGAAGCAGAAACATATTTGATGTTGAGATAGACACAACATTCGGGAACTGATGGAGGTAAAGGCGTGGAAGAAAGACTGAATGTCGAACCGTGGGTGACTTTGAAAGATGTACAGTCATATCTCGGTGTCGGACGTGAAACCATACTGCAATGGATCAACAAACGTAACATGCCTGCATATAAGGTTGGACGATTGTGGAAATTCAAGCTGAGCGAAGTCGATGACTGGATTCGATCCGGCGGAGCGTCCGACGACAACAACGAAGATGGCAAGGAGAAGTAAAAAGATGGCAAGAGCAGCAAAAAAAGATAAAGAAGTGTCGCTGGAAACAGTTCTATGGAACTGCCGCGTTGCGCTTCGCGGAATAGGAAGTACAGAAAAGAACAGAGATGCAGTGATTTCGCTTGTGTTTCTGAAATTTGCTGGTGACAAATTTGAGAGACGCTATCAGGAGCTGAAAGAACAGTACGGAGCAGATGAGGGCCTGTTCAACATTATGAAGGACAAGGTCTCGTCCTATAACTCTGTGAACGTGTTCTACCTGAATGAAACTTCCCGCTGGTCCTACATCGTGGCCCATGCGGGAGATAACGATATCGCAGTTATTCTTGACACAGCAATGGCGGATATTGAGAGGACGAATCCTTCTCTGAAGGGCGCGTTATCGTCCAGAGATAAAGACGGGAATCCTGTCTACACTTTCTTCGCCACGCTCGGTGCAACGACTGCAAAGCTGAAGGATCTGATTGACAACGTCAACAAGATTGACGAGAAGCGTTTTCAGGAAGAAGACCTGATCGGACGCGTTTACGAATATTTCCTGCAGGTCTATGCGGCCTCCGGCACAAAGGAGGACGGCGAATTCTACACGCCTGCATGCGTCGTAAAACTCATCGCAGAGATGATTGAGCCGTATTCTGGGACAGTTTACGATGAAGCCGTTGCGTGATTGATACAAGGATTTTCACCTGTTTTCGTTATGAGATTTCAAACTGCATAGAAGTGAGGGCTTTACGACG